ACCGACATGGCTTAACCTCAAACTTTGATGCGAACACCCGCGAAAGGATCGCGCACCGAACTGACAACACGCTTTTCCGCATACATGGTCACAAAACCGGGCTTCGTTTGCTCCATCAGTTGCACCGACATTTCTTCGGTATCACCAATGGTCAAGAAACGCGGCCAATTTGCAAGGTACACCGGATAAGCAGAGGACAGGTACGGATTGGGAATAACAGGCCACCCAAACACATGAGTGACCGCGCCGCCATCCTCATCGCCCGTTTCCATCAGGATGGGCAAATTCTGAAGATCGGTCTGATTACGCAATGTCTGAATAACAGCAGGACTCATGTGCCATGCCGTTCCCGGCAAGCTCCAATACTGACCCGGCAGCAAACTGGCCGCGGCCACAAGATCAACGTACTTGACCGAGGTGGTGGCAGTCTGCGTGGCAATTGTGTGGATGCCGTTGGTCATGGCCGTGCCCGAGGTACCATAGGCCGAGGCCGCACCATCAAGGTACATATTCAGACCACGCAAGCCCGAGGTCGCGCCGGTAGTCGTAGTGGTCGAACCGGCTTGATCGTTGTTGATCGCCATCGACGCGCCTTCAAGTTGCGAAAACTCAAGGGCGAGGTCTTCAACCAAGGTCGATTGCAACGCATTCACGTCCGACAGAACTGCCGAGCGAATGGGCAATTGAGCAGTAATCGCACGCACCGGCAATTGCCAAATGCTTGTGTCGATGTTGGGCGAACCCACGTTGTCTTGCACCGGATAGCCCCAAGGGTTACCGGCTTGATTAGTTGCGTTACCCGTCTTGGCAACGAATTGCATATCTGAACCATTCACCGGCACGATGCGCGAACCCATACGGAACGGGTTGGCGTAACGCAGAGCAGCGAATGCATCATCAAAGATTACGCGACCACCGATGCCCGAACCGGAACCCGTGATTGCCGATGCTTCGCGCAAGTCAATGTTGACTCGCTTGTGTTCGTGAATGGCTTGCTTGATCCCGTCGAGAATTTTTTCGGTGATGGTCATGTTCGTTCCTAATGCAGTGGAGAAAGGGGGAGCTTTCGCCCCCCCGTTTCATTAAGCACCAGTGGCAGTCGAGCGATAACGCACACCGGAGAAGGGGTCACGCACCGAGGTGGCAAGACGCTTCTCGCCGAAGAACGTGATGTAACCCGGCAGCGTCTGGTCATAGCGACGCATCACCATGTTCAGACGGTCCACGATGGTGTGGAACCGGCTCCAATCGCAGAAGAACATGGGGTACTTGGAGGTCGTGCCTGCCGCAGCGCCAGAAGCGTTGGGGGTGTCAACGTACTTGTTGACCACCACATCGAATCCAAGCAAGCGGCCGACGATGCCATCCACCTCAGCGGGGTGCATACGCTCAAACACCGGGGTGTTGTTGTCGTCCTTCAGACCACGGATAGCCGAGAGCATGACCGGGTTGATCATCCACTTGGCATCCTTCGTCCAGTACTGCTGCGGCAGCGCATAGACCATGTTCACAACGTCTTGGAAGGTCACGTTGTTAGCCGTGCCAAAACCGTTCGTGGTCAATTGGTCATACGTTGCAAGCGAGTGCAAGCCGGAGGTTGAGGACGTGCCCGAAGTACCGAATGCAGCGGTAGAGGTCGTGCCACCAGTGTAGGTTGCATTTGCGCCACCATACTGATCAAGACCGCGCAGACCATCAGCACCACCAGTGGACACGGTAGAACCCGTGCCGGTTTGGTCGTTGTTGCTGATCATTGACTGAGCCTCGGCTTGCGAGAATTCAGCCAACATATCGTCAACCACGTTTGCTTCCAAACCGTCGATGTCGTCCAGAGCCGCGGTACGGATCGGGAACTGCACGTTGATGTCCTTCAGCACCAGTTGCCAAATGGAGGTGTTTTCAGTCGTCGGGTTGACGTTAGTCGTACCGTTGTTCTGAATGTCGTAGCCCCACTGTGCGCCCGCGTTGCCCGTCTTCACCCGGAACTGATAGGACGAACCTTCAGTAGCCACAGTGCGCGACAGACCACGCATCGGGTTATACAGACGCAGAGCAACGAACACGGGATCGTAAGCGGTGCGACCACCCTTACCGTCGCCGCCTGCGGTCAGCGCAGAGGCTTCGTTCATGTATGCAAGATATTCGCTCTCATCGGCAAACATCTTGAGTTCTTTTTCAAACGTGCGACCGCTGTTGGCGTAAGCCTTCAGTTGCTCACGAACGGCGCGGTTCACATCCTGACGCACAGACTTGGCGATAGGACGCTGAATCGCGGGAGCTTGCACCGTGGCGATCTTGGCTTCAAGAGCCGCAACCTTCTCGGTCAGTTCAGCTTTTGCAGCCTCAACAGACTCATTGGCCTTGGCTGCAATTTCTTCAGCCTTGGCAAGAGTAGACGCTTCGATTGCGTCCAACTTTTCGATGATTTCCTTAGACATTTTTAGCCTTTCAGACGATTGGAAAGATGCTTGAGAATTTCCCGCTGCTCTAAGGCTGCGAGAAGTTCGGCTTCGGTCGCTTCCGCATCAGGCTCACCCTGAGTCGGCGCAATTTCAAGAACGGTCATAGCAACCTCACGCTGCTCCAACACTTTCTTGAAGGTAGATGCGGCAGCGACCGCATCTTTCTTGGACAGCCCTGCCTCACGCAGAGCCTTTTCCAAAATCTTGAGGTCAGCAGTTCCATCGGGTCGGAAGAATTCCAACTTGTGAACTTCTGCCATTGGATTGTTGGGGTGCATTACGACGGAGACTTCTCGGAGTCCTCCTTGCGTAATTTGGAAATAACCTTCCTCCATATCGCTGCTGCTTTGGAGGGGATTGCCTTCACCATCGACCATACAGTATTCATCTGCGTATGCTCCTACAGAGACGCCTCCGAACATGGCCGGGGATTCGGTCATCACTTGGTAAAGATCAGACCCTTGAGTGGTATTGATGTAAAGGCGACCTTCTGCGGTCATGCCTTTGTCAGTGAATTCGAATGCAGTCCACTCACCCACCGGCATTGCATCGGCGTTGTGATTGACAAACATGGGCAGCGGCCGCTTAGTCTCAGCGAATTCCTTAGCCCATTGCATGAAGCCTTCCGGCTTATAAAAAAACTTGCGACCGTCTGCGCCCTCGCGTGGTCCCCAAGTTGTAACGGTAGCCTCAATCTTTCCGGTTGGCTCTTGGTCGGCCGCGCTTTCGGGGAGCACTAGGCGAGCCTCGCAGATCATTTGGACTTGTTTCATTGATGACCCCTAAACCTATAGATTGGTTATTGTCTTGTATTTTAGGGGCTACAGGCGGCTGCAACAAAACAGGAATCTGCTTTGGCTGTTGCACCATCCTAGCAAGTGCTGCTAGGTATTTTGTATTAACCATTACGGTTGTCAAGTTGTGCCAATGTTCATGCGCCGCGCTTGACTGCCGCCGCCGCCGCCTGTGTCTTGCGGGGAAGAACCGGGGATCGGCTGATCCTTGCCGCCCACATCCACCGCAAGATCGTTGCCGCTATCCAAAGCCGCCCGACCAAGGTATTCCCGCGCCTCATTGGGCGTGAGAATGCCGTTCTTGACTCCGGCCACCGCGTAATTCATTTGATCAAGCGGGGCACCTTGCAGGAAATTCTGAGTATCGAATTGCACGCTCAAAGTCGGGTAACCCGACAAAAGGTGAGACTTGAGCTTTTGCTGCACCGAAACAATTAGCGGATACATGGTGGATTTATAGAATTCATCCAACATGGTCTGCGTATTGTTGTACTTTTGATCGGCAATCCCGATCATGGCCGGGGGCACGCCAAAGATTCCGCAGATGCGCTTCATCGTCTGAATCTTCAGATTGGCAGCGTCTGCGTCCTGAAGGGACAGCATCTTCAGGGGTTCATACTTCATGCCCTGATCAAGCAGCATCCCTTGACCGGGCTTGGACGGGTCGGTCGTCCGGCTTCCCGTCATGCTTGACCATGCTTCCTTGAGTCGCGCCGCGATTTCCTTGTACTTGGCGTCAGGAATGACCGACTCGGTAACAAACATCCCCGAGGGCTTTGCGCCGTTGAGCATGACGTAGTTGGCGTACAGGTCAATGTCTTGGTCTAGGCTGACCAGTTCAACCGCCGCAATGCCTTTGTTCCAACCGGCAGAACCTTGCCATGCCATATCCTTGATGTGCATGACTTGCCAGTAGTCCAACGGCTCATCCTTGGAGAACCCGTAGGAAGGCGTGGACAGTCGGTAAGAGGGGTAGCGGGTGGGCGTGATCTGAACAGCAATTAGGGTGCTATCCAAGATATACATCTCAAGCGGGGTCTGCGTGGGATTTTTCTGATCCTTGCGCCACCAAAGCGTGAAGGCTTCACCCGACAGGTCAAGCCACATCATCCACTGATACCAAAATTCGTATTGACTTTGGAATTTGTTGGGTTCCTGAAGCAAGCTAAGAACTTGCTTGGCTTTAGCTTTCTCTCTTGCACTGACGCGGGAATCCTTGACGGCATCAACCACGGTGCCATCTGACAACTCGCACATCACCTTGATGGGCAACTGCGCCATTGCACGCGCTTTTGCGCCAACACAAGCCAAAACCGTGCTGTTTCGCTGCAAGGTGGACATATCCACCAAGCGCCCCGCATCGTTTACCGATGAGGTGGTGACATAAAGAATCTGCGTGTTTACCGTAGGACGTTTGTTGTCGCCCTGATAAACAATGTTGTTTCCTAGCGCAGTCTGCCCAAAAAGCGAGTTTGACTCACTTTTTTGCACTTCTTTCCGCTTGAAAATGTCTAGGATTCCCATGTTTGGCCCCCGTTTCCCGCAACTTTAACACTCAAAAGGTGCGAAAGCCAAATCCGCTTACGGCAGGGTTGTCAAGGGAGCAGTGCATGGCAATGATCAAGCTGATAATGCCGTCCACTTTTGCCGACTTGTCGGCCTCGTTCTTGCGAACTTTGACGTTGCCATTCACGTCTTCGTAGACTTCGCAGTTGCCAAGCTGCCAACCGATGAAAGGGTTGCCGTCATGCTTGATCGCGTGATTCATGATCAGCTTTTCGACGTGCTTGGACGGGTTAGATAGCACCGCCATGCCCTGCCCGACCTTTTTGACCGGCAGGCCCGCCTCGTGCAACCGAGCGACTAGGCTTGCCGCGTTGTAGGCGTCAAAGCCGATTTCCTTGACGTCATGCTTGGTGGCTTGTTGAAGGATGTAGTCCGAGATTTCCCGGTCGTCCATCACGTTACCTTCGGTGATCTGAAGCAGGCCCGACTGTCGGGCAAGCCTAAATATGTCCGCGTAATGAGCAGGAATGAGGCTATAGCCGTCCTCGGGCAAAAAGAACTTCCATTCGGCTTCATAGTCATTGTCGGCGAACCGCTTTAGGGTACAGACCGCGTTTAAGTCTCGTGTTGCCGCTAGGTCAAAGCCTATAAATACTGACTCCGGCGTGCGCTCTTCTTTTTTAAGTGCGCGTTTGTCATCCCAATAAGCGCGGTCAACCCATGCGGAGTTTGCGCTTACATATACGTTAAGCGTCTTGCACAGGAACTCGTTAAGGGCTGCGGGCTTGTGTTTGGCTTCCTCGGCGCGTTGAGCAATCGCGTCCTCAAACACACTAATGCCGTGCATTGGATTGGCCTTGGCCCAAGTCGCTGAGTCGCGCCAGTCGTCTTGCGGGTCTAGGCTATAAAGCAGGCCAAACCACCGGGGGTTTTCAGCCGCCTCGCCTCGGAGGATTGACTCTAAAACCGAAAGCTCTTCGTAGAACTTGGTTTCCTTGGTAAAGGCGGCGGTGCTGATATAGACCCTAAGAGGGTTCTTTCGGGCCACCATGCCCGAGTGCAACACTTCGATGCTGTTGCGGTCAACGATCTGCGCGGCTTCGTCAATGATGGCGCAGGATGGGTTTAGACCGTCGCCCGATTTTTTTGTGTCTCGACTCAGCGCCCTAAATACGGATTGGCTATCCCCAACCTTGGTAATCTGATGCCGCCCCACGTTATACAAGGCCGCGACGTCGCTTGGCATCGCCTCCACAAAGCCGGTAGCCGCTTGGAAAACAATTGAAGCCTGATCCCGGTTTGTGGCAAGGGTATAGACCTCAGAACCCGCCTCACCAAACGCCAACTCATACAGGGCTATCGCCGCGGTCAATGTTGACTTACCGGCCTTGCGCGGGATGAAGATGATGACGTCACTCACCATGCGCTTGCTTGGGTCGCGCTTGGCGCGGAACCCGTAAATGGCGCAAATGATGAAGACTTGGAAAGGCTCAAGGATCAGCGGCTTGCCCGCATCCGGCCCCTTGGTGTGACGCAGCGTTTCGGCAAACGCCAAGAAATGCTCGACATAGCGAACGTGGAATTCGTATGCCCAAGTCTTGTCTTCTAGTTGATTGAGGAATCTTTGGCAGGCTAGCCGCACATTCCTGCAAGTCTGTATTTCACCCTTTGCCACCCGAACGGCGTAAAGGATGCCATCTTCATAATTCATGGCCCACTAAGCAGTTTTGAATATTTGCCGCCTTCTTGCTTATTGGTCGCAAGCCTGCCCCGAGGGGTTAGGCCCAATTCATTCATCAGCACAATCGCCCGGCTTAGAGCCTTGTCGCCTGCCGTAAGGAACGGGTTAGGCCCAACCGTCGCGCCGTTGTTGAACTGCGTGATGATGCCGCCCTTTTGTACGCCTTTCCAACACCGGATGTAAATCTCAATCTGCGCCGCAAGCGCAGCCAAGACGTGCTTATCTTGGTCGGAGCCGATCCCGTAGGTTTCCCAAAGAAAGTCTGACGTTTCTTTGATGAACGTGTCTCTGTCCCAAGCGTCAGGGTTGTCCAACCAGTCAGCCTTCGGAACTCTTGCGCGAACGTTCTCGGGCAAAGGCTTTGCGCCGTGGTCAGCTTTGGTTCCGTGAACCAAATGAAGTTCGGGTGGCAGTCTGTTCATGATTTGATGCTATCACCTTTCAGGGATACCCCCTAACCAAACTCCATTTGCGGGAGTTTGGCGCCGCGCTTGCTCTACGTCAGTCCCCAATCTTTTAAGTTTCTCGCGGGTTTACCCTGCCCTTTCAGCCACCACGCGTGCGTAGTCGGCGTCCGTGAACTGCTCGACCTTATCCCTGTAGCATTCAAAGATGCCTTTGCGCTCTAGGGCTGTCTTATGGCTGTGGTGGCCTTGGCACAAGCTGTTGAAGATGTTGCGCCTGAAGGCTTGCTCGCCTATCTGTCTCCACGGGAAGACGTGGTCGACGTGGAGGGCTAGGGTTACCCTGCCTTCTATAAGGCACGCTTGGCATAAGGGGTGCTTGGATAGCTGCCCTTGCCTTATCTGCCGCCATGCGGAAGTGTTGTAGGCCGCGTCGTAGTCTCTGACTAGGCTTTCCTTGCCCCCGTGGACTGAGCAGAAGCTGTTGAGCTTAGAGCGTGGATTCTTACAGCCTAGGTGGGAGCATTTACTGTTTGTCGGGTAGGTCGGCATTCAGTAGGACAGCTTTCTTGCCGGTGAACTCTTCCCATCGCTGAACGATGACGTCGCAATACTTGGGGTCTAGCTCCATTAGCCTAGCCACGCGCCCATTCTTTTCCGCTGC